GCTAAGTAAACTTGAATCGTTTCTCCAACTTCTGCTATGCCGCTCCTTCGACCCGCAACGGATGATATGTTGATTGTAATTTGTCGTGGTGTGTTCAAGTCATCTTTTGAAGAAATTGACTTGACACCATGTAAGGGTCTAATTCCATTAACTAATACAACAGGTGTCTTTGGCGTTGCCTCATCTTCTGCTATCTGCCCGTATATTGTTCGTCCCAAAACTTGCCTTGACCTAACGAAGTAAACCTTGTGAGGCCAGTTGTTTCTTAGATTACCTAATTGAAATTGTCTCGGTCTATTCATCCATTGTAGACCTTCTGGATTCCAACCGCCGTTACTGTAACCCAATTTTCCTAGATTGAATGTTGGGTTTGGTAAAACTGATGTTGGATAGTTGCCTTCGGTCGGTCCTGTTGTAAATGCAAAACCGCCACGTGGTCCACCGCCACGTCTGCTTGTCAAATCGTATTGGTCTGGGAATAACGACGCAGATGCGTAGAGATAACCGAAGCCGTCAGTTGCCCCGGTGTAGCCGTTGTGAAGATGAGGGTCGAATGGTTTTGGTGATGCAAGATTAGTATAACAGTAAGTTGTTGGTCCACCCGTCGTCCATTGATTTGAAAGAGCAGTCATCGTATTTGGATGTGGGATTAAACCGAGACCGAAGTCTGCTGGATAATGAGCGGGTCTGTTAATATCTTCTTTATCATTGACGGTCATAGCGTGTTCCGCTACCGTATCTCTTGCTCTGTAATTCAACCACTGAACTTCAGCCCATGTTCGAGAAACGAATCGAGCAATCGCCGTCCTCGGTCTTCGTGGGTCTTGCCCTAATTCCTCAACGAAATCTTTGAGATTATCCGGCGGAGTAATGACAAACTCATCGTCAATAGGGTCTCTAACGATGCGAACATACCGCTCGGCCTCATCATCCATGTTTATACAGGGCAAACTAAAGTTATTTACCGTATGCTTAATATTACACTTAGGACTCGAACCGTCTGTGAGAGTTTTAACACCGACAAAAGGATATGCTCTAGTTAAGCGTTGGATGCCCGAACAAACAACAACAAGTGGAATAGTTATACAAGACGAAGCAGCGTCGTATGGCTTTGGAGTAATAGAAGAAATTACTCCTTTTAGTAAAGAAAGTGAATACAAAAAAGGAGATGTTGTTTTGATAGAAAAAGACTGTGGGACTTCACTACAGTGGAATGGAAATATTTGCTTGATGGTTAAAATAATGAATATAATAGGGGTGATTGAATGAAGAAGTCAATATATGGTGAAGAAGCAAGAGAAGCATTAATGAGAGGAATAAATGAAGTTGCCAATTCAGTTAAGCCAACATTAGGACCTGCTGCTAGAACTGTAATACTAGAAAGACAATATGGCTCACCTGTTATAATTAATGATGGTGTTACTATTGCTAAAGACATTGATATGAAAGAAGACCCATATGCGAATCTAGGTGTACGTCTTATTCAAGAAGCAGCGAGTAAGGCTCAAGATAATGCAGGGGATGGAACAACTACCGCCTCTATCCTAACTCAATCATTATGCAACAAAGGATTAGTTGAAATGAAAACAGGTCGCAATCCAATACACATTAAGAAAGGATTCGATAAGGCAGTTGAGATAGCAGTTAAGTCAATCGAAGATGCGGCTTCCGATGTTGACGACACGTCTTTGATTCATGTAGCAACAATAGCAGCCAATAATGATGAAGCAATTGGTTCTCTGATTTCACAAGCATTCCAAACAGTAGGAAGAGATGGGATTGTCTCGATTGAAGAATCGAATGGTCTCGATACGACGCTAGAAATTGTTGACGGACTTGAGTTTACTAAGGGGCTACTTAGTTCACATTTTATTACCGACTCGGAAAAACAACAAACGACGATGAAGAAGCCTTTGATTTTAGTAACTGATGAAACTATTCGAACCGCTCAAGAAATTGTTGATGTTCTAAATTATGCAGTAGAGATGAAAAGACCACTTTTGATTATCGCTACCAAGATGGAAGGTGAGGCTTTGGCTACGCTCGCCCTTAATGCTTCACGTGGTATCTTAGAAGTCGCAGCAGTAGAAGCACCTTCATTTGGTAATTCACGTGAAGAAATACTCACCGATATTGCTACGGTTGTAGGAGCAGTTCCGATTTTCTCCAGTAAGGGAATGTCAACTCAAAGGAACGGAATAGAATCTTTAGGTGGTGCGTCTTCAATCTCATGTTCGATGAAGAAAACAACAATAGTTGGTGGTCGTGGTACAGAGAGTGATATTCGGAAAAGACAAGAAGCACTTATCGCTCAATCGAAAGACGCTGAAACTGATTGGGAAGCAGAGGCATTGAGAGCAAGAGCAGGTAAGATTTCCGGCGGTGTTGCAGTATTACACATCGGTGGTAAGACCGAGGCAGAGATGAAAGAAAGAATCGCACGTGTAGATGATTCATTGAACGCTACTAGAGCCGCTTTACAAGAGGGGATAGTAGTAGGTGGCTCTATCATGTATCTACGTGCTAGAGATGAGATACTAGATGCCTCAGACGACCATGAAGGCGACGAATGGCTAGGTATGATGATGGTACATGATGCACTAGCAGAGCCGTTTCATCAGTTGTGTTTTAACGCAGGGGTTGATGGTTCAGAGGCACTAGAGCAGGTCATAGAAATGAATGACTCTAACTACGGTCTAAACGCCAAGACTTTGGAGTTTGGAGACCTTATTGAACAGGGTGTTATTGACCCTGCCAAGGTTGTCAAAAACTCACTGGAGACAGCCGCTTCGATTGCAGGGTTAGTCCTAACAACCGAAGTGCTTGTCGCAGAAGTCTAAGCCATAAGTGAAGCCAATTCTTGCACGCTTATTGTGTGGCCTTCATACGGTGGGTTAGCGATAGGGTCGAACACCCAAGCGTCCTCGTCTCGATAGTCAGCAGTCCAACCACAGCCTTCGATGTGGCAGAGTGTTGATACTACGAACTGATGCCATACGTTGAAACTACCAGACCATTTTTCACCTTCGTGGTCGCGGTGATTCCAGATAACAGTTTCATTAGGGTTAGTGTGGTCGGAACATACCCAAGATGCAGGGCGGTCGTCGCACCAGTCAGCCCAGTGTTCTAAGACAGTCATACCGCAGAAGTAAACATGGTCGTCTCTAACTTCGGCTCTTTCAGAGCGGCCAAAATGCTCTAATGAGATATTTAACTCTCTAACGATGTACTCAGCGTACGTCTCGCCTTCTTCTTTCTTTCCTTCTCTTCGTGTCTGCCAGTATTCTCTTGCTTCCATGTTCTATCGGAGTGTGCATTGGTATATAAGGATAACTGTTCTACACTTTCACAAGCCTAAAACCCATGACGGTTAGTAGTACCACTCACAGCATCTTGGTCGCCTATGCGGGTTATCAAAGCCCCACTCCAAGGCCAGTACAAAGACGACCCTGCATGTGGAGTTCTGTACCAAGCCAATGGGTTAGTCGTCCAAGCCAAGTCTAGGTCTGCCGCATTATGTCCCCAGAATCTTTGGTAACGTAACTGTGGTGCATCGTGAGTGAAATCCTCACTACCTGCAAGAGTTTCAGCCGCACCTAGTATAGTCCATTCAGTCCCGTCAGTCTTTACTGATGGAACAGATAGCCAACGAACATTCATAGAACGGATAACATTCTCATCAGCAGTAGCAGCATCAAACTCGAAAGAAGGAAGCCATATCTCCATGAAGTGTGAGCGTTGTGTCCATACACCGGATGTACCTGCAATAGTCATAGGTGATGAGTCAACTACTGCGGGCCAACTAAGCGGTGCAGCACCGTCAACTTCTGGAGTAGGCACTGTTGTATATTGTAGGTTACTACGCCATCTAACGACGATGTGAATATTCCCATTTCCATTAGTTGTCATTGTCATGTCGGATATATCGAATGGGTCGCCGGAGATTGGATGAAAAATATGTTTTACAGTCTTTGTTGTTGATGACAATACGTCTCTAGCATTCATGGCAGTTATCATTACATCGTTAGCAGCAATGTCATCGACTTTACTTAACCTACAGACTACATATATCCTATCTTCTTCGTTTATGATTGCATCATACCAGTCGCATACATCAGCATCATTTTCATGTAAGTAAAGTGGACTTCCGAAAGTATGCACTGTGCCAGAGCCTAAGTCGCCTTGACAAGCATACACTTTAGCATTCGCAGTGTTGTTATCTTTTCTAAAGAAGATGAAAGGAATGTCGTCGCCCCTAAGAGCCAACTTAGGTGAGTCTATTCTACCTGATGTCGTGTTGTCAACTGAAACCCATCTTCCATCATCCCAAGTTGTTGGACTACCGCTCGGAAGTGCAACCCAACTTGCATTCGGTTCTTTGATTGAATAGACGACTGAATATTCTGAGGCACTCTCCCGGTAATGAACCGCAGACAAGTGAAGCCTGTCCTTAGAGTCGCATACTAAAGTCGGTTGCATCATGTTATCTCCAGTGGTGTATGGATTGTTAGTTGCTGAGATGTTGATTGGTGTAACAGTCGTCCAGTCCCACTTATACACGTGGTCCGGTGAAGATGCGACTATGTTTCTAGTTGCATATGTATAGAAGAGTCTGCGTATCGGTGCGCCTGTTATACTAGCAGAATCATCCCTTGCTACTTCGATAACAGCGTGTATTGTTCCTAGACTGTCTGAGGCGAATGCTGCTCCGTATATCTTATCATTAGTGTCAAGCGCAGAACTACCTATCTCTGAAATAAGTAGGACTTCATCAAGACCAGTTGTTGTTGCACCAAGTTGTTCGGCGTGTCGATTCCAGAATAAATCTGAACCCGGTGGTTTGGTGTAATGTACGTACGTAGGTTGATTTCCTCGGCTTGCCTTAGTCGATGGAGCAATTGTAAATTGATGCAATGTCCCATCGGGTGTTCTCAATATTCTTTGACCCTTGCCAAGATAGCCGTCAGTTGCTCCGGTAGCACTCGCACTGTCATTCATTTCTTTTCTATTCGCAGTAACATTACCCTGTGAGGATATTATTCCTGTTGCATTGACTATACTACCACTATCCCAATATGGTCTTACGTGATTAGATACGTGTACCTCGACTGATGATTTCAATTGTTCAGATACAGCAACCCAGTCCTTCTTACTAAGTTCCTGTGCTCTAGCCAATGTTACATGTGGATAACCGGCAGTGTAGACTTTATCCCAGTCGTAATCACTGCCTGTCATAACAGGGATAGCCCCTGCGTGGAAGTGGTCTGTTGGGTGATTAAGCCAGAATGCAGATAAAGAATTACCACTTACGAATGGGCCACCCATTAACTCATTTGGTAATAGAATATCATTGTAAAGAACATTACCACTGTTAGTTGTTCTCCTTGCTGTATCAGCCCATAGATTAGTGCGTAAGTAAGATTGACCGATAGTCCCACCATCACCTGCTGCATCAAAACCAGATAACAAACCTGCCGCACCTTCTAAGTGAAGGGTGTCCGTTCTTGAGAATGGAGTTTCAAGTTCTAAATCAAGAGTTCCTTTTCCACCTGCTCTAGCCCGGACGTGAACTTGACCGGGTGCAAGTAGATGTAAAGGAATGTCGTAGCCTAGACCAGCGTGAACCTGTTTCCAAGTTCTATCAGTTCTGTACGGGTGTGCTTTAGATGAAAGACCATAATGAAGAGGGCCGAAATGTGAGAACCCACCGAGAGGGCCGACTAATTTTCTAGCAGCATTTGTTGATAGTAAGTCTGAGAATGGTGCGTCAGTGTCGCCCTCTGAATACGACGTAGTGTCATAGGAACGTGTGTTATACAGAGCCGCAGGGAAAGCCCACCCATTGAACCCAAACTCGCAGAATGGACTCGCAGATGAGCCGAAATCAGCAAAACCAATGGTTGTAGGAATGAACCTAGTCTTTCTCAAATGTTGGTATCTATCAACAGCCCAAGCATCTATTCCACTTTTCTCTGTGGTTATGTCGTCATACCCAAGATAAGAAACACGGTCAGTCATTTGTCTGTAAGGATAACCATGTAAAATAGAACCATCACTTAGTATGTGAGGGAGACACTTAGGTAAGACCGCATGAGAACAACGTCCTTCTGGATATGAGCCGTAAGTAATCGGTATCGCCCTTTGTGCTGATTCGGGAAACCAATAAGCAATTCGAGAACCACTCCACCACGTATCATCTTCTATCCAGTTTTGTGTTCCTTTACTAGCCCCGTCAACTGTTGAATATTTGATGTCGAACATTGCCTTACCTTCACGCACCCTGCCATTCTTTGCAGGGGTGTCCGACCATAATAGAATCAGACTTCTTGCACTTGAGTTAGCAACCATCTGCCCCCAAGGTGGAACAGCACCGAAGTTTGTTCCAGTGTAGTTGTTCGTACTGCCGAAGTTCAACACTGGCTCTGGATGCTGTAAAACAGCATCACCAGTGCCGCTAAGTGGGTCGCTCTGTTCATCTTGTATCGGGTTGCATGTTTTAGCAGCATCATCGTAATAGAAACCCGGCGGGCATGGATTGGAAAAACCATCGGGATTCCAAGGCCAAGGGTTAATGTCGGGACTCGGATATTCCCCAGTATTACTTATCATATCTCGGTGAATCGCAGCCATCATCATCTTTCCATCTTCCATGATTCGCAATGACGAACAATGTATTGTCGGATGAAGCAACGATTCTGCGTAGGATGTGTGGTCCGGGTGTTTGGCCCGGTCTTTTCTCTCTTGACCTAAGTATCTCATTAGTTCGACTTGAGGAAACACCCAATCATGGATAGTCCATTGATACATATATTCAGAGATAGAAATGCCAGTTCTAGCATCGAGAGATTCAGACTTACCCACTAATAGATTATACAATGGATTGTCTGTTGCTGTGGTAGCATCTTCGGTGTATAGAGCGTCATTGTTGGCTGTCCACTTGAATAGTAGTAGTTCGCTGCCTCTAGGATTACCTGCTGCTCCACTGCCCCCGTCAGCCCATACTTGGCCGTTACCCCAAACTGCCGAGTTGAAGTCCGATGCGTCGATAGCATCTGCCCCTACAAGCAACTCTCCACCGTAAGCATCTGCGTCCCATAGATGTGAAATGCCACCTTGTTGATAGAATCCACCCGGCTCTATTGTTCCACATAACTTTGGTATTCTCGCCCATGATGGATTTGCTAAGGGTCTGAATGGTGTCATCTGATGTAACCCCCATGTAGATTGTGTTACTTGTTTTGATTGGGCCGTAGTTCCTAATTTAACGCCTGTAAGTGTTGGGTCGAGTCTGAATATAGCATGATATATTGTTACACTATCTTCAGAATAGTTTGCTGGAATGTGAGACTGGGCTAATGTTGGTGCGCCTCTTGTATAGTCAACTGTCCCACTTGCTCTAACCGTTTTCGGGGTATTGACAACTGATACTAGAATATGATAGTCAACAATTGGTTTTCGAAATGCAACCCCCTCGATTGTTACATCTTCATAACGAAGAATCGAAGGAACAACTTTAACACGGGTCGGAACTTTATCAGCAAGGAAGGTTGAGGAAATTGCAGTTGTCTTAGACCAAGCACCTGTTCCTGTTATGTCTCCATATATTCTACCACTAGCCTTAGATTGAACAGATGTTCGACTGCTGATTGTTTGAGTTCCAAAAGCCGTACTAGGAGCGGTTCTAATGTTTCTTCCTGTCATAAATGTAGTTTGATTGTCATTGGTATCTCCAGACTTCCCAGAGCGTCTAGCAGCAGTTCCTAGTGCTTCTTGTAGTGGAAATATAGGCGTACCGTCTGTGTAGTTATATCGTGAACCAGTGGCTAAGGTAGAATCGTTATACCACTTACCATTTCTTAGTAGAGTTTGACCCGAATGAACTTGAACATTCAACCCAGAATATGTTTCATCGTTTTCATCCTCTGGCACACTATGAAACGCAGTAACAACTAACGCACCTTCGTAGCCAACAAGACCGCATGAATCGACGACAACATGATTGCCTCTTTCAACTGCACCAATAGAATATGGTAAAGCATCACTGTCTTCAATAACTCTCGGTACTTGAATAGTCGAATAGTTAGTCAGAATGTTAGAAGTTTCAGTAGCAGATTCAGTGCTTGTTGGGGATGTTAACGATGTACCACTAGCCAATACGGTTTGTCTTGCACCCAAGTTAATCCCCCAGTATGAAGAAGTTGGTCCACTCTCTTCGGCTCTATCAAACATAGCCATATCACTTACCGATTTATCTGAGCGGTCTGCTACGAAACCAATGACTGAATACGCAGTGTTGTGAAACGAGCCGAATGAAATCCCAAGTCCGTTCGATGGAACAACTGTTGCTGCGTAATGAGCGATATTCAAAGGAGCACCGTTAGTTGTAGTTCTACCCAGAGTCAACTGATTATCTGTGGCAGGGATTGAAGTTGTATCTCTCTTGATAGAAAAAGTATGGTTAGCAGGTTGATTACCTGTTTCAGTTCTTCTACTGTGCGCCCCGAACCTACCTGCTTCGGTGAAAGTCATGACTGTTCCCGAAACTGAAACACTTGTTGCTGAGGCATCATGATGAGAACCTGTTACTGTTACACCTTCTATTTGAGACATCTCCAACCAACCCATTTCACTGTTCAAAGATGGGGGAGAAATGTTTAGCAGTAAGTCGTTTGTTGTAGGTGGTTGTGAAGGAGAGAATGTGTTTCGAAATGTACCTGTTGCATCAACAATAGATGTCAACGGTAAGCCCGGTTCTGCACCAACTGGCGGTCTCATATCGACTGGGGAATAAGCCATTCATCATGCCCCCAGACCTGCTTCTCTAACGAATACCGCAGTGTAAGGTGTCTGCCCTACATTGCCGCCTTGACGTTGATAGTTGAATGAAACCATTCTTCCTACAAAGGTCTTGTTAGTTGCCTGTCCAGAGAAATTAACTGCTTCATATTCAAACTCAACCAATGCACCGCTTTGTAACAACTCTTCCATAAACTCAATATCAGTATTCTCAGTTTCTTTAAGGAATATTCCTTGCATTTCAAACTCATCAACTCTCTGCCCTCGGTCAGTTACTTCGGGATAAACAGCATCTAAGACTGGAGTTTGTGTAAAGGTAGCAACCCTTCGTCTGCTGAAAGATGA